CTACCGTTGCCGTAGAAGTGGCTGTAGAATGTGTCATACCGATTAATCCTGTCTCATCTGCGGTAAGGTTAAACGTGCGGGCTACATCACCGGACATCGGGACATAGGCGCCTCTGATGTTTTCTTTCGCCGTTGCGATCGGCTGCTTTGCTGTTACCTGTGGGGAAACAATCGCTGTACCAAGTCCAAGGAAGTTTTCAATATAAGTAAATCCAAAGGCAGTCTGCATTGTGATCTGTGCTGTACCAAGATAATCCGCTACGTCCTGCTGGTTAATGAAGAAGATCGGGGTTACATCCTCATCTTCATAATATTCCTGAAGTTTCGCCCAAAGGTTTGCAAGGACGATCTGTAAACTTGCCCCGCTTGCTGATCCAGTACCGGCTTTCAGCATGGTGTAAAGGGATGTTTTAACCGCTTTCTGCACCTTTTTGATGAGCTGATCGTCACTCTCATTAACTGCGATCGTACGTCCAACCTTCTGGATCGCTTCTGCGGTGGTAACTCTCCTGTATTTGTCCAGATCAAGAGTAATTGTCTGACCCAAAGCTCTTTTTACCTTTGTCGGTGTAATTACTTCTCCTTCTCCTACCTGCGATGCTAATTCCTCTACCGTCCATTTGTAAACCTTAATATCTGTTCCGGCAGACATCGGAATCAGGTTTGTAACACCGAGAAGATCCCTCAATTCTCTGATGTTCTGAGAAATTCGACTAGTAAAATCGATAGAAATGGCAGGCTCAAGGTCTGTAGATAAGCTTGCCCCTGTCTCTGCTGCAAATAACTGCAAATCATAAAGTTTCTTTTTCATGTAATCTTTTCATCCTTTCTTTATTTCTGGAACAAGTCCATGTGTTCTTTGATTAATTTCTGGCGTTCCAGTGGATCTTTCACTTTCATAATCTGTTCTTTCGTGATCGATGCCGGTTCCGATGTTTTCTTCGGTGGATTTCCTTTCAGTGCATCTTTTACAGCCTTTTCTACCGCAGACTGGAATGCTGTAATGAAGGAATCAACAGAGCTTTTTGTCTTTTCTGCATCGTCTGAAATCAGCATTTCAATAAGGTCATCGCTCACAGAGATGTTCTTTTCTCCGAGCATCCCACGGGCTACTGTTGCCATCTTTCCGAGCGCGTCTTTCCGGAGCAGATCCTGAACCTGTTTTTTAAGCTGTTCATTTTCATATTTTTCTTTCTGCTCTGCGTTCATCCCGGCAAGCTTTTCGGCTTCATCTTTTGCCTTAGACTGTTTCTTTTCCCATTCAGAAAACTTTTGTGCAAATTTCTGATTGATGATCCTGTCTACATCCTCATCCGTGTACTTCTTTTCCGGTTCGTTTTTTGGTTCTGTCGCTTTTGGATCTGCTCCTGCCGGATTCTGACCGCCTGCTGGGTCATTCCCTGCCGGATCTGTCCCTGCTGGATCCTCTGCAAACATCTGTAACGCCATAAATAATCTTTTTTTCATTGTTTCTACCTCCGTAATTTAAAGATTTCACGCCTATCTTCCGTAGCTTTTACCGGGGATCCACGCCTGCCCGTATTCCGTAGCTTTTCAAGTGTTCCACGCCTGCACAACCGTAGCTTTGAATGGTTCCACGCCTGCCATGTGTTACATAATCCGAACATGATCGGGAAATTCATTGGCGATATTACAAACGCCAAGAAAAAAGGAATCGACCAGAAGCTTTGATTCTTCTGATAGATTCCCAAAATGTATATCAGCCCATCCGGGCATGATTTCGTATTGAATTTTATCGTTTGTCAATCCTGAGATTGAGTCTATTAATGTTGTTACTAAAGCAGTAACTCCGGCGCACACAATGTCTTTTCCTGATGCTTCGTATTGTGCATGACCAGAAACAACAATCCTGTCCCTTCGGACTTCTACCACAATCAATCACACCACTCCTCTTTCTTAAAAATGGCTATAAAAATACCACCGGCCATTTCTGACTAGTGGTATCTATAACTTTTTCTCAATTTGATCCGACCATACCGTATCTGTTACTATCTTGCCTGTATTTGTATTAATATCCATTTCATAGGCTTTACCCTCGTCATATATATCAACAATAAAAGCGGTTTCCCCTGTTTTCAACAGGACTTTATCAAACATTTCCAACTTCATAACATCAATACCACATTAATAATTTGTTGTCCGGTAAAGGCTCATCTCTACCAACAAGTTCCAACAGTGTGATTTGTGCATGTCTTATATGATTTTGGCACCATTCATAGTCTTTCGGAAGCGTATACTCATCTATTTTCCCTGTATCGATGTTAATTTTTAAATGTCCATATTCTTTGCTGTCCTCTGGCTGAATATCACATTCGATAAAATGATTATTCCTTTCGATATTTTTTAATTTTATCATAGAACTCATGCGCCTCCTTTCCGTAGTTATATTTCTTAGATGTGATTATATGTGCTTCCTCTTGACTATAACCCTTCTGCATCAACTCTTTTTCCATGATTTCGTGATTAATAAGTGTCAAATCGTGCGGTTTTGGTTGTCCCTCAATAAGCCTTCTCCAAGATTCGGCCATCATATAATCTGGATCAAATCTTTTTACACCCTCCGTGCCAAGATTATGAGTATCCATGAAAATATATTTTTTAACTTCCTCTATTTCCTTTTCAGAATATCCAGTAGTTTTCGCAATTTTAGAAACGTCCGTTTTCATCTTGCGAACTAAACCATAGTATCTTTCCGCATGTTCTTTAGCAGCGTTCCCCTCAGGATTCCTTGCTCCACTGATAGCTCCTGATTTTATTATACCAGAACCGGAATCCTTTTCAATGGATTTTTCTTCTATCCAATTTTCAAAGGCTTTTCTGTCCATATACGGGGCATCAGCGCACCTGCAATTTGGATGCATCGGAGCCGCATTTGTCCCTGGTAGCATATCCTTTACCCTAAAATGCTTTCCATCAAGCGCTCTACAG